AATCCCGAATTCCTGATCGCCGAACGTGCATTGTGCTGTTTTTCCGCAGCTCGTTGTAATCCTGCAAACAGTTTTGAGCAGCGGGATAGCAACCGTTTCCCCTGACAATAATATTGTAACAGGAAGGCTTTCTCCGGCCTCCGGCAACGGGGATGTTAACACCAGGCAGTATTTTGTGCTTGGTTCCAAGGCCGTGGGGCCGGTTACGGTGATTTGTAAATTTGTACCGACTACAGCGATAGCAGTTGATACAAGTTTCGTAAAGCAATTTTTGCATGCACTCATTTTGATTCTCCTTTAAATTTTTTGATTTATTTGTTTGAGTTGCTCGATCATTTCAGCAGTATTTAAAGCGTTACGCCTAGTGTTTTCCAGATTTTCTTTTGTCAACTCAAGGGTTCTCATGTTGATTAACATATTATTTACCGCGACGGTTAGAATTGCAGCGGTCAAAAGAGAGCCCCACCAGGCACCTATAGAGCTGCGTATAGCAATCTCGTTATCGGTAATCGGTTGTTTCCTCGCCCGAAACCACTGTCGACTCATCCGCAACACCGCCTTTACCCATGAATCCATTCACAGCTTTTTCAATACTTACGCTTGCGCCGTTTATGATTCCTATAAATTTTTTTCTTTTTTCCGGATTCTCAATTAGCGTTCCGGTGTATAGCAACCCTAAAACTTGAAGCAATGGCATTTATTCACCTCCTAAAAAAAACAGAGCGACATTATGCCGCCCTGTAAAGCCTTTACGACGGCAAAACGAATTATTTAATTTCCGGTATTAGCACCAGCCGCAATCATCATCTCTGCCTCTATCGCGCCCGCCAAATTCACGGAATCTGTCAAAGCAGTTCAATTGTGGCTGCACGCAAGAATCAACCGTTTTGGCGAAATGAGGTACTGCGTTTGGTTTACGCTCGATCTCCTTTTCCAGACAGCCGAATTTTGCGTTCAGATTCTCCTGAAGTTCTGCGAACATGCCGCTTACAAACAGCTGATTCTTCTGCTCCTGGATAACCATGTCTTTCTCGATCAGCTTTCTTTCCAGATTTTTTTCGTAAATTTTGTTCTGCTCGATGATACCGGCATCCCTGGACGTGACAACATCCTTATCAATCTGACAATTGCTTACACAGCCACAGGGATTAACCAACCGGCTTCGAACTTCATCGAAGTCGCGATCATGATTATGTCCTTCACCACAACGGCCGCCAAACAGCCCACCGCCAGAGAAACAAGCGAAGAACAGAAGGATGATGATCAGGAAGCCAATTCCACCACCACCAAATCCTAAGCCGCCTAAGCCACCGCCGCCGATGCTGTCATTTTCAATACTATAACTTGCCATGTTTTTATCTCCTTTCATAATTTTTTATGTTAAAGGCAAAAGCCTGTAAACATCGATTTCATTTCATCCTATCTAGCTTTTCTCGATACGAATTTATCGGAGTGCTTGCTTGCCGCATGGGCAATGTCTGACTTGACCTTTGGTTAGACGAAGATTGATCACGTCGGGGTTCGCAAAATCTGTCCTTGATTTTATTGATGCTCAAACCATTGCTGGATAAAATTCCGCTAACGGCAATTTTCACAGCTGGATTGCGGTCAAGTATAGTCGATATCTTATTGACCATCGGCGCACCGCCCACAGCATCTATAGCCCTGTACAGTCCCTCTTCGCTGCTTCCGAACTGTTTCGCTCCCTGAATCGCTTGATCAAGTATCTGCTTGCTTTCGGGATTTGCCTGTATCCTTTCCGCTGCGTTTTTGCTCACCCTGTTCACTGTCCTCACTAATGAATTTAAGTCCATCTTTTTCCTCCATCTTTGTTATTTTGTCAGATAGCTTTTGAATGGTTGCCAAAAGTGTCGCGTTGATCTCTTGTTGCTGTATCGCCTGTTCCTGCAACAACTCTTCTGCTGATTTTGGCGGCACAATGTCGCCCAGCTCCACAAGGCGGTTATAGAATCCCTCCGCTTTCGATATGGCCTCATTTAGCGTTGTTTCCAACTCATTGCAGTACTCAAGTGTATGGCCTATCAAAACCTGCTGATTGGCTTGAAACTCCAAAATGTCCCTCCCGGCTATAACGCGTGTGGGATAACTGTTTATGGTTCCGTTTTCGAAAGAATAATTCATGTAATTCCTCCATGCTTTCACGTTCATTTATTACTTCGTGGTTATATTATCACACAAAAAAAGAACCTCTGAAAGTTCATCAAAGGTTCAAAAAAGTATCATGTTATTTTTGATGCGAACAACTTTTTCATTAACTCTGCGGCTAATTCTTTTCGCAGTTGATATACTTACATTCATTTTTTCTGCTGTTTCTTCAATGGTATAATTCAGGCTTCGTTGTTCAAATAAATATCGCTCCTCCTTTGTAAAATTGCATTTGCTCCGGAGATAATCCAATTCCGGAGCCGTGAAGGTGTATATTTTCAAAGTAAGAGGCTCCTTATTTTTCTGCGAGATGTTCGATCATATTCTGCCTTGTCTTTTTTAGTCCGTCAATGTTGTTTCCGGTTATTTGGTTATCAATCAAGGCTATCATCCCTTGGCATAATAGCGATTGTGTTTTATCAGTCTTCTGAAACCGTTTGTAGTCGTTTTGCTGTTTCTCTTCCAACTTTTTCACGCGATCACCAAATCTCACTGCCGGGCTTAGCCAATTCCACACCACAGTTATCGCCCCGCCGATCACAATTATTCCACCAGCTGCGCCTAATATCAGATTCATTGTGTCCATTCTGTCATTTCTCCTTTGCGTTTTTGTATCGCGTTGCTGCTCCTCGTGCCGCTGCCGCTTGTTCACGGTCCCATCCGGCTATGCGCAGGCGGTCATCAAGATTCCTCAATCCATTTTCCTCGTTAAAATCCCTATATGCCTTGTTTTGCTGTGACAGAAGAAATGACTTTCTGTCATAATCTTGTTGCAGGTCAAATTTGAGTTGTTCATCTTTACATGCATCAATGGCAGTTTTAAGGGTCTGCACTGTCCGTTTTGTTTTTCTGATCCTCCTCTCCAATGCCCGCTGCTGCTTATTCAGTTTTTCGATTCTTCTGCTTTCTTTTGTATCAATATCCTTAAACGGGTTATGTTTCCCGTCTCCGGGGCCGAAAGAATGCCGGCAGTTCGTCCCATATAATCCCGTAACGGTTCCGTATCCGGTAGTTTTTACAAAATCGGGAAAGTCACTTTTTCCAAGTCGCGATAAAAATTTTCCTTGCCACCATTCGTGATTGCCCGGGTTTTCCCCGCCATCACCGGTTCTTGCTCCTAGGTGCGCAGATGTCAAGATGATATCCCATTCCATTTCATCCATCCGTGCGATCGTTATCTCGCTGGACATTTGAGCTATTCCCGTTCTCACCGCCCGTAGCGTAGCGGTTTCAATTGTATCTTTTCTGCCAGACGGATATTCGATGTATACGCCATCTTGGGCAACTTCATTAACCGCTTCCCTGACCGCCTGTGAGGTTGATACAGCCCCCGAAACAGCTAAGGTGTAAGCTTTGTCTACCGCTTTAACAAACGTCTGCTGTGCGGCCTGTGCTGTCGTCCTTGTGAAGTTTTCCCACTCGTTTGCCGTGGCATTGTACCCGCGCTCAATCACCCTTGTTAGATATGGTGATTGCTGTAATGGAATCGGTGATAATCCGGCATCTGCATATACCTTATCATCGTATTCAAGAGCCTTGACACCGGCCTCATTCATGGCGGCCAGTATTTCTTTTTGCTGTACCTTTGTTAGTTTCGCGATCTCTGCCGCAATATCTTCCATTAACTCGCCAGATTCCTGCAATATGGATACCTGACTATAGTCTCTCGGCGTAAATATATAATCATCGCCACGGCCGATCCTTAAAACTATGCGTTCGACGATTTGGGACAATATGTAGGCGTGTAATTCACTCGCTATTTCTTCTGACGGCTCCGACACCCGGAGCAGGTAGTCCGGATATAGCATTTAATCCCGCCCATATTCTTCCAATATAGTGCATTGCCTTTCACACCATGCCGGCTTGATTGATGGCGCTACCCACATAGGTATAGTTTGATGTTGTGGGTAGATATAGCCATTATCATCGTTTTCCTCGGTAGTTTCTGTGGTTCTACTTATCACTGCCCCGTTTTCGTTAAATTCTTCTGTTACAATTGTTGTTATTTTTTTCATATTATTGTCATTCCTCCTCTAATCCTTCCGGTTCACTCACCTGCGCCATTCGTTCCAGTTCCTTTGCTTCCCGTTCCGGTATTCCTTCGAATTTCTCTAAATACTTCCAAAATGGATATCTGCCTTGCACCACGTAGCTGTAGAATCTTGTTCTTTCCTCGTTTCGGCTATATGTTATATCACCAAAATCGTAAGTTGTTTCATATGCTCCTACTGGTGATAGATCATATAAGTCAGCGAAAGCATCTAAGGCATATATCATGCCATCAAGGCAGCTTTCCAGCTTATCCCGCACGTCCTTGATCAGCTGAATCGTCCGCTGCTGATCGGCTTCTATCTGCGTTGCCGTCACAATCCCGCCAGCCTCATTGAATACAAAATATCCGTTGCTGTATCCGCATTTATAACCGATTTGGGAAAGCAGGGAATTAATTCCGACCAAGCGCGCGTCTGTCTGCAATGTCGGATTGATTTCTTGGTAAAAATCATCAATGCCGGTACCGTATACATTTTTGATGTAGTCCGGAAGCTCCAGCTTCGCCCTCTCGCGCCTAAATCCTTCCGTTGTGTTGGATATTCTATCACCGCCCGGCATAAGCCTGTCGCTGTCCAGGAGTACAGTGCGTTTGCTATCAAAGATTTCTGTAGCATTGCGACTGTACGCTATATCCAAATCCCGCATCTCTTCTATCGCGTCCGAAAATATTGGTACTCCCAGCGGGCTATCAATATCAATGCTGTTGGCCTGTGGCATTCGCAGCACGCCGAACAGCGGCCTTTCTAACCCGGCTATGGTTGCCTCTTCCAGCAACCCTTTCCACGGCGTATCATCTATGCTGACAGGCTTTCCTAAATCCTTTTCGCTGTCACCAACGTAGCACCTGTTTGTGATTGCATAGTTTTCGGCATCCTCAAATTCCACAAATCTGTGGTATTCCATCCGGGTATAATATTTATCTCCCTCAACTTCTTTGTCAAGAAACACAACTCCCCAGATATCGCCGTTGCGTTCGTCCGTGACAAAAAACATGTCTGGAGTAAATATATCTACCGTTTCGCCGTTTGGTTTCAGTATGATCGTGCCATAGGCGCTGCCATATTCAACCCATGCACGTATTTTAAAATATATGCTGTCTATTTGCTCCTGTATCCACTTCGCCCTTGCGGAACCTTCTATAGCGATCCCAATGGCCAGCGTGGCAAGCCTGGCTGTTTCTGTGCAAACAGCTCTGGCGAAATTGATAGTGCGGATATCATCACTCAACCACGGCGGGTTGCCGCTGTATATGTTCACCCACCGCTGTATGCTGGAATGCATTGCATCCGATGTAATATCATTGACATCGAATGTATCTTTTGCATGCTGCTTAAATAATAGGCCTATCCATCTTTTTATAGTTGTCATAATTCCCATTTATCCCCACCTTATAGTATATAGCCGCCGCGCTTTCCTGCATTTACTATGGCAGCAAAATTTTGTTCATCCAAATCAAGCATTATATTAACCGGTTCAATATTTAAAGCTTCTTTAAATGCTTTCTTTATCGTTTCGATTGAATATTTTTCTGTCTTTCCCTGATCGTCGATAAATCTAACGGCATGAAGCGGAACCATTACCCATATATCGTCCCCACCGCCTTTATCACTAAAATCAATCATTACTCCCTCGAATGAAATTTCAATTTTCTTAATCCTCTTTACCGGAATCTCCATTCCTAATCCTAAAACCTCTATACTTTTCAACATTATGCACTATTCCCCCTTCTCATGGATATTGGACTCGTGGCATATCTCACCGCGTCAATCCAGTGGTTTTCTTTGTCCGGATATCCGGCTATAATCTCGCCGTTTCCGTCAACTTCATGTTCGTAATTGATAAATTCCTTGTAAACTCTTGGCGTTCTCGCCGGATCAATAACAATCTTCCTGCATTGCAGCCACTCGAAAGTATATTTTACGCTGCCCGGTCCGCAGTTAGCCGCTCTGGCCGGAAGTCCTGCATCTCTGAAATCCTTGATATGCTCCGGTTCATCCACGCCGCAGCGTATTTCATAATCATCGTATCCTTTTTCCTTGATCTTTTTTGCCATGTCGGCGGTACGTATTTTACAACCGCCCATTTCATCAATGATAAAAACTGTTTCCTGATTGTGATTGTACGCCACTCGGATAAATGCTTTGGGATCGGGATACCATCCCCAGTCCTGGCCTTGATATATTCTTTCCATCCTTGCTATTTCGTCATCGGTGATTGTCCTAATCTCTAAAAACTCAAATATCGTCGTTCCGAGCCCGACTGCTTCGCCAAGGTACTCATGCCGATAGGCTTTTTCGTTCGTTTTTTTCAAGTGTTCCGCATCATCGATAAATTGCTGTCCCAGCCAGTCAACCGGTACTGATCTGTAATCACTCTTGTGCCGATAACTATCTACCCTCGGCTCATTAACATACATGTTCGCCCAATTACTTATGCTGACCGGAGGGTTAAATGATTTGAACACAACAAACTTTGGTCCGCCGCGCAATACTGATTGCTGAACGATTCTTATTTCTTCCATTCCGGCAAATTCATCCAACTCCTCAAACCAGAGGTATTTGTAGTATCCCTTGCTGGCTTTCAATGACTTTGTTTTCTTTGCTTTATCCAAACCCCTGAATACTATCCGCTGTCCAGTGGGCTTGTAAACAAATCTGTATGGGCTTGTGCGTGACTGCCATAAGTCCGATACACCCAGCGCGTCTATAGCCCACTGCATTTGTTCAAATACTGATTCTCCGATGGTCACGGCGTATTTACGAAATATGACCGCGTTCGCCGCTGGATCGTCCATCATCCCAAGAACAATCTCAATTGATATTACTGATGATTTGGTTGATCCTCGGCCACCATACAGATCGTAGTATGTGTGCTTGCCATCAACTATGTCCCAGTGCAAATCATAGAAAGGCGGCGCAATAATATCAGTCAGGAGGATTTGATCTTGGTATGTCGTTGACAATGGTAACACCTCCGGTTGCATCCTTGCTTTGCACATCAATTTTTCGTTTTGCTAATTCGACGGCGGCTTTGGTTCGGTCTGCCAATGATGCCTCAAGCCCAAATTGATCTTTTATTTCCCCTCGCATCACAGATGAAAAATATTGCATTATTTCGGCAGCATCGGCAATCCTTGCATCGTCAATTTGTTTCTGCCGTTCGGCAATGTATTGCTTGATTCTAACATTTTCTAGCATTCTATTGCCATGTACATGCGGCTGCTTGTATCCGGCTATTCTGGCAGCCTCGGTTTGATTCCCGCATTTCAAGAATTCATCAACAAAAGCTTTTTGCCTCGGGTTTAATTCCAATCCTTCACCGCCTCGTATATATCCGCAAGGCATAACACTATCTCAATGTTTGATGCGCTGCGCAATATCTCGTAATTTTTCATTTTCCATTCTTCGTTTTTATTTCTCTGTAGCACCGGCGTGGAAAGTATAAATATCGTTATGAACCTTTTCTGATCGGTGGAATAAAATTGATTGCTTGCCATTTTTATAATCAATCCTTTTTGCAATATTGCTTTTTGCAGCTTTTTGGCAGTTATATTTAAGCTTGGCATCAACATCCCTCCATTCATAGTGTCTCTTATATTTTACAATATTTCCGGGTGTTTTTTCTGTACACATTTACGCAACAAAAAAGGGGATTAATTTCCCCCTTTATCATTTGTTGCTTATTAGGCAATGCAGTTCATAGATCACTTTCCTTCTCCACCCATAAAAGCTTCTGTCGCACATGGGTATATATTTCGTTTTGTTCAGCCGTTCATAGCTCATGCGGTGAACAAGAGAATTATATAACTGTTCTGCTATCTGTGGATTCGTGGTGTTTACCACGGTCATTATAATGTCCTTTTTAGCTGCATCGGCTTTCCTGCAATATTCCTTTGTTCTTATGACATCCCCTTTGCTCAATCCATA